CCTAAACCCGCATTATCTCGTGTTGATTGGTCCTTGGATAAATCCACCGCATTTGTTGCAAGAAATTGTGTTTCATTTAAGAGACGTGTGAGAGATGGAGATAATATTATCGAAAAGCGAGGTAAAGGTTTTTGTGTATGTGGTCAAACTTATGTTTTTAACAATCATTGCTTACCCGGTGAAAGTTTTGAATTAGAGTTAATATTTCACAACGCGAAGGATGGTATTTCAGAAAATTTTATTAGCTTGGTTACACCAAGTCAAATAACACGATTACCTGAAAAAGATCTTGTTTTTGTGAATATGCCCTCAATTCCACCTAGGTGTGATATGAGGGATTGGTTTGCATTAGATTCCTTTGCTGGGCGTTTTGATGGGACTTATGTAGCCCGTAGTCTACAAGGAGATATTCAATTGAATAATTTTAGGGCTACCCAGAAAATGTTAGATTTTTCTTTTGAAGATCCCTCATGTTCTGTTAGTATTAAGAATAATTTCTGGAGAGGTAATACGGCTCACCCTACAGCTTTAGGAGATTGTGGGTCTATTCTTTTAGTTAAAACTGCTATGGGTCCCTTAATATTAGGTCTTCATACATTGGGAGGTCTTATGCATTTTGGATGCGCAACTTCACTAACGAGAGAAACAATCGATTCTGTCCTAGGTAATAAAATGATTATACACGATAATAGACCTGTCCTCCAGGTTGGAGAATACAAGAAAGAATTAGTCCAATTGCATAAGAAAGCTACCACTAGATATATAGAAAAAGGAACTATGCAAGTTTATGGTTCTCTAGCTGGTTTTAGAAGAAAACTCAAATCTAGAGTCACTAAAACTATAATGTGTAATAAAGCTATCGAGCATGGATATTCTATTAAAACAGGTCCACCTGTTATGAATTCTTACAAACCATGGCGTAAAGCTCTTTTAGACTTGGCGGATCCAGTAACGCATATGGATTTAACTCTTCTTAAACATTGCAAAGAGTGTTTTCTTAAAGATATTTTAGATAATGTACCAGCTGAAGATTTAGCTGAAGTTAAGGTGTATGATTTAAATACTGCTGTTAATGGTAAACCATGTTTAGCGTATGTAGATAAAATGCCTAGAAATACAAGTGCTGGATTTCCTTTTAATAAATCTAAGAAATATTTTTTGGAGAAAGTTGACCCTTTTGATGATTTTCAGCACCCTGTTAAAATAACTTGTGAAATAGAAGATGATATGGACCGTATGATTAAAAACTATGAGAAAAATATCATGAATTGTCCAGTCTTCACTGGTTCATTAAAAGATGAACCTCTTCCTTTTAGCAAAATTGAAGATGAGGCCACGAGAGTATTTTGCGGTGCACC